GCATCTCGCTGACGATATTCAGGACTCATAATAGATTTACTCATATCTATATTTGAGGGGGCTGTCTTATCCTCAGCCAGAGGAATATTGCTTACATCAAATTCGTCAGCCATTTCAGCCTCCAATATACAGTTCTTTTTTCAGTTGATTGATTTCAGCATCTTCTTCTGCTGTCTTGAATTTTTTCCGTTTGACATTTGTAACCAACTCTTGCAATCGACCAAGTTTATTTTGGAACTCAATTCTTTGGTCAGCTTCATTGAATCCCATCAAGGAATCTTTGTTTGCTTTCTTATAGTCTTTTGCTCTGTTGTAGGTGTACTCATTTTCTGCAAGATCAACTTTTAGCAAACTAACCAATCTCTTGATTGTTTCTGGTTGTTGCAAAGCATTAGGCGCAGTCTTTTCCAAACTTGCCAATTCTTTTGCCGCCAACGAGCCGGGATAATTCTTGACCAATGGGAAGATGTATCTAGTACCCATTGCTTGAATAAGCTGAGTATTAGATGTGGCATTCTTTAGGTCGCTTCCAACAGGGATGCCAAGAGAAATCAAAGCACCAACAACAGCTTCTTTTGCTTCTGCAAACTTTCCTGTAAATGCGTTTTCCAAAGAAGTTTCAAGCGTAGCAATATTCCGCTTTGATGCAGTTCCTGCCGCAACAGCAGAACCAAGATTCTTAAAGTTCTCAGCAGTATATTTTCCAGTTTCTTCAGCTTCTTTCTTTTGTCCAGCCATAAGAGCTTTGCCAAGCATTCCCAAGCCTTCACCAAGAGCTTCATCTAAAGATTTGCCTTCTGTAAGTTTCTTAATTCTCAACTGAACAATATCGTATTTCTTTTTATCTTTAACAGGGTCAAGTACATCCAACTCTGCCATCAAGTCAAAAATTTCTTCAGTTGGTCGTTTATCTGTCTTTTCAAGTTGTTTGACAAGTTCATCGTTATATTCTTTAGTTCCTTCTTTAAAGCCTTTGCTTTGAGCAACTAAACGAGCTTTTTGGATGTCTGGTGGTACTTTGTCTGGACTTTCAACTTCTCTTAGATCAGCAACATTTTGACTTATCTTATAAGTTGCCATGCTTGCAGGAGTGTATTTACCTGAACGAAGCAATTGTTCAAATGGGTCAACTCCTTGTCTTTCACGAAGTTTTTGTGCAGTAGATGCCATTTGAAACTGCGCCTTACGAGCATTGTCGGCAATTTTTGAAGCCAACTCAGGAACTCTTCCGGCATATTTCTGAGCAACTCTCAATTGTTGTTCAGGGTCACTTGGGTCAAGTTCACTCAAGATTTGCTGTTGCAAACCAATCATTTGTAACTGAGGGTCTTTACCACCTAAAGCACCACCAAGAACATCACCCAACTGTTGACCACCACGATAGAAACCAAACTGTGCTTGTTGCATGGGTGTTAATTGTGCATAAGTCAATGCTTCATTTTGCATAGCCGCTTGACGCTTTAGCATATATTCCATCTCTGCCGCACGAGAGATTTCAGGGCTAAACATTCCACCAACAATAGAAGATTGTGGTTGTCTTGCTGTTAGCGTTGAGTATGGTTCAGCATTTGGAGTGAATTGAATATTCTCAGTAATTGCTGGTTCAAGACTATCAAGACTAGATTGACCCATAGGAGTATTTGCAATACCTAACAAATTTTCTCGTGCCATTTCAGCCCTGCGTTGTTCTTCTTCTTTAATTCTTTGAGATTCCAAATCCATATTGCCGTAATTTGTTTGGTTTGAAAAAAGTGTATTTGGAATTGTGTAGGTGGGGGTTACCATGATTTATTCCTTAATTTTCAAAAGCTCTTGCACCAACAGACATTTGTGGATTGAAATATCCAGAGGAAAAATTGTTTGGTTGTATTGATGCTTGGTAGGCATCAGAGAAAACAGGTGTTTGCGGAGGATTAAAATATTGATTTAAACCATAACCAACATAAGGGTTATTACCTAACCCAATCAACGCAGAACCAAGTCCACTACCAGCCGTACTTTGGAGAGTCCTAGCCGCACCCAATCCACCAGTTAACAATGCTTGACCAACATTGCCACCAGCACTAGCAGATTGACCACCTAAAAGTCTTCCCATCTCTAAAGGCTGTTGACCAAGAGACTCAATGGTAGAACCAGCACCCAAATAGCTTGTAAATGGACTCAAAGCACCGACTTGACCAGCTTGATATTGACCCATTAAGCCAGCACCAGAACCTAACAACCCTGCACCAAAAGCCACATTCTGCTGACCAGCTTGTTGAGCCTGAGAAGCAAGTGCCAAGTCTTGTTGAGCCAATGCGTTGTAGTACGCTTCCATCTCAGGAGTAGTAGCACCCAAACCACCAGCACCACTTGGACGCAATCCTGTAGCACCTACAGACAAACCACCACGACCTTGTTGGAACAACTGGTTTTGCAACTGAGCATATTGACGCTCACGACTAGGCGCAAGCAAATCCTGTTGCTGTTGCATATATTGAGCCGCAACTTGTTCAGGAGACTGCTGTAGATACTGCTGACCCAATCCAAACAGTCCTTGAGCACCTTGTTGAAGTGGTGCATACTGTTGCTGTGCCATTTCAGCTTCAGTTAATCCTCTTTCAGTCAATCCCATCAATCGGTCTTGATAGGCTTTGAGTTCAGGAGAGACTGTGTAACCAGCACCAGTTAGATAACCGCTAGGGTCAAACTGGAAGTTGGAACTGCCATAGCGAGTAGTTACACCTACAGGGCGAAACTTAGCGGCTTCAGCGGCAATTCGTGCCGCCTCTAATTGTGCTTTTGCTGACTCTTGAGCCGCACGATTAGCTGATTTACTTTGCATCGAACCACCAAGCAGTGATGCACCTCCCATTATTGCGGCGGCGGCTATAGGCATATCAATCTCCTTTAATCAAAATTTCATCCACTTTAGACGGGTCTTTCTCGTCTGTGGCATGAATACAAAACCAAACACAATCTGTTATCGCTTTGACTCCATGAGTCAACCCTGCTTTAATCTCAATACACGCTGGTGCTTCAACAATGTCAATCTCAGTACCACGCAACACAGCAACCTTGCCTTGTGACAATATAGACAAATGGCTGAAGTCATGCGTATGCTTCAAGATAGCCATGCCAGCAGGAAAGTTTGACTGCTTGGCATACAACCCATCAGAAAAGTGATGCAACATCTCAGGGTTTTTCATACCGTTCTTTTCCACATATAAACAGTAATGTACGGCTGATAGTTAGCATCAGTTCCACTTGAACCTGCTGAAGCGTTTGTTGTTGCAACTGTTATGCCTGTGGTATTAGTTTGAGTTGAATTATCTGATGTATAAATATTTAAATTAGCCATATAAATACCAGTTTGATTATTTGAATCATCAGCAGTACGAATTGTGTGACTGTGCCCGGGGTCTGTAACAGTGGAAGTTGCAGTGTGAGTGTGGCTAACAGTGATTGCATTTGCACTACCACCAGTTTCTTCAGCAGTGTCAAAGAGCGCATTGCCTGAATCAAAACCAACCATGACACGACCAGCACCAAATGCAGTCCATGTACCAAAACCAAGCAATGTTGCAGGGTTAGTGCTGACGCTTGCATTTGTGTAGATAGAACCAACTGGATACATTGCCGCTAATGCCGCTTGAACAAAAGCAGTGGTTGCCAAAGCAGTTGTATTGTTACCAGTAGACTGAGTAGTTGCAATAGTTCCTGTCGGCAATGTAGGTGTACCAGTAAAGGTAGGACTTGCCAAATCTGCCTTGGTTGCAATGGCAGTAGCAATGTTGTTGAACTCAGTATCAATCTCAGTACCTTTGACAATCTTCAAAGGGTTACCAGAAGATAAAGCATCTTTGGTTGCAAAATTAGTGGCCTTTGTGTAATTTGTCATATCTGTCCTTAACTTAATCTACCTTGTTTGGATTGAATCTCAATCTTCTGAAATGACAATGGTGTCCCATCAATGTTTGACTCATAACCCGACTGCACAACCTTGCCAGACCCTGATGCTGAAACTGTTAATGTTTGCAAAGCAATACCATCAACATACTCTGCAATGACAGTAGCGTTTGCACCATACTCTGCAACACCATACAGACTTTCGCCTTGTGTTGGAATAGTTGCACTGTCAGACAAGTAGTTTGTCTTGAAGTCAAAGCCCCATTTGAATGTAACTACCTGATTGCTTCCACCAATCACAACAGTAGATAACTTCTTCAAAATAGAAGTCACATTCTGATTGCCAAGGTCAGCATGGTTTGTGTAGTACAATATCCTGTACTCAGCATCATGGTCTTGGAAAGTACCGTACTTGCCCACATAACCATTCTTACCAACCAACAAATCACCGTTTCTGCGAGACAACAATGATGTTGGTTCTATAGAGTCCCAAGTTGTAGCCCTTGCCGCACCATCCTGCAAATACGCTTTTGTGTCGAAACAAAACACTGACTTTGTACTGGGTGTAGTCAACAAGTAAAACGCTTCACGCTCTGAATAGACAGACTTGATGTTTGCCAATGTTTCACCAGCCACAGTCTCCATTAAGTCATTACGAATGTTCTTAGACAAGTCTCTCTCAGGAGATGACTTTTCTTGAATCGTTCTCATCAATGATCGGACACCAGAGTTAGACAAGAAAAGCACATCAGTGCTAGTTGTCTGAATACTGTCTCTAGCAATACAACCAATACCCTCAACAGTGTCATGCAATGACATTGATGCTGGTGTTGTGGCATTTTGATAAATCAGAATCTGACGCTTACCAAAGATAAACAAGAAACCATTGTGTGCCGCAAGACCTGTGATCTCATCAGCACCATTGACCCAAACACGATCTACATTTAAAGAACCTGATGTACCTGTTGACCAAACATGACCAGCAATCAAGTCAGAGAAAAAGACTGTTGCGTTATTGGTTGTAGTGTTTGCCGCCCACAATCTACCAAACGCAGAGATCACAATGTTGGCATCAGGCACAGTTCCTACATAACCTGTCTTCTCTGACACTCTACGATATGTTGTGGTGCTTACAGCAGGGTCATAGATCAGCGGGTTAAAACCTGACTGAAAGAAGTATGTGATGTTGTTTAAAGACGCTGTTTGCCAGTTGCTTGCGGTGATGGTTGGTGCAGTACCACCACCCCCATAGGTCAACTCCACGATAGCATTAGACCCATCAAGTTTAAACAGCTTGTTGTTGCCAGCAAACAATACAGTCAAAGTGCCATCTGCCTGAACCAACTCATTCATCACAGTAACATCGTTTGCACCCAAGTTACCAGTAGATGAGTTAAGCCTAGAAAAACCTTTTCGTGAACCAATACGACCATACTGGTCAATCACGCAATTAGTCGCAACCAAAGCAAAGCCAGCATTCAAATCAAGAGGCGAGTCTTGAGTATTCAACCCATAAAAGCCGGGGGCTGAAATGCTTGCAATTTCTAGTTGCTTGCTCATATTGCTACAAACTCCTGATTCTCAGGGTAACGAGTGCCTTCTAAAGCAATGTGGTCAGAGAGCATAGATTTGTATAACAGATACGCTTCAGATGAAGACAGACCGCCATCTTCGCCACGTTCTACCAATGCACGAGCATAAGCATTCTGAGCCACCAAAACATCAGGGACAAGCACAACTGTCGAACCTGATGCCAAAGTAGCTTGTGGCACTGTCAAAGAAAACTTGATTGTGTATACGCCATCAGGTATTGGGTAAAGATTTACCTTGGTGTCGTAATTACCATCAACGCCATCAAAAGCAAATTCTGTGGGGAGAGAGTTCACAAGTGGCGTAAAGTTTAGCTTGCGGTTCATGTCCACAAAACTGATGTTTATCAAGCCAACATTGCTTGTGGTATTGATGACATCCATGACTTGAAACTTCTGTCCTGCGCCTGTCAAAGAATAGGATGAAGTCGAGGCTACTGTAGAAACAGTAACGGTTTGACCCAAGACATTCCATGAAAAGGCATCTTCAACTTGACGCTTTGCGTCATTGACAAATTTGCCAATCAGAGTTGAATAAGTGGTTTCATTGATTGATGAAATTGTTGTCTCACGCAATCTGATAAGTACATCATTGATTAGTTCAAGGTAGGTCATGCTCTACTCAACCCTTCTTCTTCAAATGTGGCTATAAAACTGAATGAACTTCCAGATTCAGTAGTTATTTTGATTTTGTCGCCTTCTTCTAAAACAATATAAGCACTACCATCAAACTGTAAATAGTTCTTTGATGTGAAGTTATATTGCGTCAATATATCAAGCGTAGAGTTGGCACTTGCGTCAAACCATTGAACAGTTATATGCTTTGTAGAGCCACCTGTATTGTGTATGTACATTACAGTAAATTTAGAGTAATAGCCAGTAGGACAGGTATAGACTGTTGTGTCTACTGCCGCTGTAGGACTAACACCAACTGATAATG